TCGGCACTCTCTAGAGGGCGGCGCGTGTATGTGGGAGGCTGCGACAAAGCAGGGAAACCGAAGGACACGCGCACCGAGGCGCAGCGCGAGGCATTGAAACGCTATGTGGAGGACTTCCACGCGCGATTCCCACAGGTGAAGATTGTGGGGCATCATGAATTGAATCCCAGCAAAGCCTGCCCGAGTTTCGATGTTCCAACTTGGCTGCGCTCGATAGGCATCCGACAAGTTTAACGATAAAAATCAACGACAATGGCAGAGACTATATTCCAAATCCTGCAATGGGCCATCCCTTCGGGCGGTATCGGTGCTGCCATTGCCTGGATTGCGAACCGCCGTTTAAGAACGGTGGAAGAGAAGAAGAAAGTGGAAGACACCTACAAGCAGATGTACGACATGGTGAGTGCAGAGCTTGTAGGACTTCATAAACAAAACCGCATCAATTATGAAAAGATGGAAGAACTGCGTGGCGAGAACGACAAGACACGCCGCGCCCTCAACCGTCTCTCGCGGGCTATCGAGGCCATTCAGCTGTGCCCTCATCGCGTTAACTGTCCTGTCAGCAGTGAGTTGTCGCTCAGTGAAGACGGCGACAAGGGAAAGCCTCACCGCGGAAAGTCACGCACAGAAGGAAACGACACGGCAGATGGCCAGCATCGCATGGTGGCAGCAGCAGGTAATGGTGCCCGAGTCGCGGGTGACGCTAAGCGTGGCTGAAGACAGCCTTTCCCTTCTACCCGCAGGCGCAGGCTACACCGCTCGCAAAGGACAGGCGCACGTGAAAGTGATCCGTCGGCCCTCGGCAGACAAGGAAAGTCCTGCGCAAATCATTATCGAAGCGGGATGTGATAGTTTGGAGGTGCAGTGCGCACGCTATGAGCAGCGCATCGAAATGTTGCAACAGCAGATTCAGACGCAGCACAAGCGGCATTCAAACACTGCTCAAATGCAAAAAGAAACGCATTTCAATGACCTGAGAATGCTCTTCTTCGCCTATGTGGCTGGGGTGGCGACTGGCATAGTATTAATTTTAATCATAAAGAAAAGAATATGGCAAAAAGTGTTTTAGACGGAACTAACCTCATTCTGAGTGTTGATGGTAAGGCCCTCGGTTTTTCAACGGGCTGCAAGGTAAGCACATCGACTGAAACAGGTGAGCGTGTGACCAAGGAAGCCGCAAGCGGCAAGTGGAAGGAAAAGTATGTGAAGAGCTTTTCGGAGAGCATCTCGGCCGACGGCTGCGTGCTCACGGATGGCGACGATGACATGCCCACCTACGATCAACTGAAAGAGAAAATGTTAGCAGGCGAACCCATTGATGCCGCCTATGGTCTGCGCGATGGTGATAAACGCACAGGCAAGTCGGCCGGTGGTTACAAGGGCAAGTATATCATCACATCGCTTGAGCTTGATGGTCAGGCCGGCGACGACAGCAAGTATAGCCTGAACTTGGAGAACTGCGGAAAGGTAGAGAAACAGGGAACAGGTCTCACTGAAGCTTCACCTGCTGCAAGGCCTGCCGCAAGTGGTCATTAAATCAGATAGCAGATATAAATAAGGTATATGAAACAGCTACAGAAATTGAAGGTCGGCGGACGGGAATATCCCTGCCGCGTGACCATGGGCGCGATGGTACGCTTTAAGCGCGCCACAGGCAAAGATGTGAACCAGCTCAATCAGAGCGACATCAGTGAGCTTGTGCAGTTCATCTATTGCTGTGTGCAGAGTGCGTGCAAGGCCGACGATGTGGCGTTCGACGTAGACTTCGAAACGTTTGCCGACCTGCTCGAGCCCGACAGCCTCAATAGCTTCTATGCACAGATGGGCGATGCCGAAAAAAAAACGACGCTGAAGGCTCGGGCGTAGGCATCGAAGAGCTGCAAGGTATTGCGTTGGGGTGCATGGGAATGAGTTTGAACGACTTCTGCCGATGCACCCCTTCCGAGTTTCAAGCGGCATGGCAGGCGTGGCACGAATGGCATGAGAACGAGCAGCGTAGCGAATGGGAACGCTTGCGCATGGCTTGCCTCTGCATGCTGCAACCCTACAGCAAGAACACGCTCTCACCCCGCGACGTGATGCAGTTCCCGTGGGAGGAAGAAGCGAAAAAGCCACAAGAAGAAATCAGCAACGAGGAATTGAAGCGGCGCTATAGAGAAGCCAAGCGGGCCGCAGGATTGGAATAAAGAAAATGTTATTTGTGTTTCATCACACCGATGCAAAAGAGCAGGCCAAAGGTAATCACCACAAGACAAACGGCTACGGTGAAGACCGAAGCAATGGGATGCTCATTGATGAGCCTAAAAACAGGTGTCCAATGAATCGCTAACATAAGTACTATTTATAATAGTTGTTGGGGCAAAGATAATAAAAAAGCAAGAAACAATGGCAAAAGAGGTTAGTTTTTTAATCAAAATACACGATGACGGCGGCGCAAAGCGCGTGACAGCCAATGCCGAAGAGATGGGGCGTGTCATTCGTAGTGTGCAGAACGAAGCTGAAAGGTTGAAGCGCGACGTGCTCACATGGAGTGAAGCTGCACAGGCTGTGGGCGTATTGCAGAATGCCATCGGTGAGCTGCAGGGCGTTTTTAGGGATTTGACAGAGGCCTATCAGGTGCAGTTGGTCGCTGAAACACAATTAGAGACCATCATGCGGCAGCGCATGAATAGCACCGATGAGGAGATACAGCATATCAAAAACCTTTGTTCGGCCCAACAGGAATTGGGTGTCATCGGTGACGAAGTGCAGCTCAGCGGTGCCCAGCAGATGGCCACATTCCTGAAGCAGAAGGAAAGCCTCGATGTGCTGATACCGGCCATGAATAACCTCATTGCCCAGCAGAACGGCCTCAATGCTACCAACCAAGATGCCGTGGGTATCGGTAACATGATGGGTAAGGCCATGCAGGGGCAGACGGCTGTGCTGCAACGTGTGGGCATCACGTTTGACGAAGCACAGGCACATGTACTTCAATATGGCACGGAAAGCGAACGTGCCGCCATGCTGGCAGAGGTGATTACCGCCAATGTCGGCAACATGAATGCAGAACTGGCCAAGACCGATGCCGGAAAGCAAAAGCAGCTGGAGAATACGTTGGGTGACATCAAGGAGAAGTTGGGGAGCATGGTTCAGGGCGCGATGCCCTTTGTAACCATCACCGCGCAAGCCATGATCTGCGTGGCCGGCTGCATCAAACTCATCACATCCATACAAGCACTCGGGGCTGCATTCAGTCTGACTGCCATCAAGGGTGCCTTGTTGGCCGTGCATGAAGGAATAGTAGCTGGCGCGCAACGGATATTGTCTATAAGTGGCTACACGGCGGCTGGCGGAACACTGGCTCTAAGCGCCGCCGTCACGGTTCTCTATGGTGCACTCACCATGGGGCTGTCGGTTGTTATTACGGGCATCATCGGCCTTTTCACCAATATGGGGGATGAAGCCGAGGATACGGCTGAGAGCGTAGATCAGCTCAAGGAGAGCGAAGATGCCTTTTCGCAGGCTTCATCTAATATGAAGGCCGAACTGGATGTAGAGATTAGCCGTTTGGCCTCGCTCATCCACAACCACGAGAACGCCTCTAAGAAAGTATCGGAGTTGAACAAGAAGTATGGTGAGAGCTTCGGTTATCACCGCACGGCAGCCGAATGGTATGACACGCTGATAGAGAAGAGCAAAGTCTACTGTGCACAGATGGGCTATGAGGCGCAGGCCAAAGTGTTGTCCTCACAGATAGCTGCAGCGCAGTTAGAGAAGGAAAGTAAGGAGGCTGAACGCCGGCAGTTAGGGCAGCAATATATGGACACCAAGGGCGAGGTGCATTACAACTGGGAGAATGCCCAAGGTGGCAAGGATTACTATACACAGTTAGGTAGTGATATCAACGAGATTACCTCGAAGGTCAACAGCTTGCAAAAGCAATATGACTCGGCTATTCGCCACATGGTGGATGCACAGAAGCAGTTAGACCAGTCGCGCAAGTCCACGAAGTTGGTGAACGGAAATTTAAAAGCATCCACGACCGAGGAACTCAAGCAGGAGATAGAGGAGAAGCAGCAAGATGTTGCCCGGTTACGTGGAGATGCCACGGCCGAGCGCCAACGTCTCAACAAAGAGATTGGCCGGATGCAAAAGGAAGTCAATAGGCGTGAGGCGATTAACAAGCGTGAACAGGGGGTAAAAACAAACAGCACAAAGACTACTTCCAAAACGGAGAAGCCTGTCCGTGTGGTAAAGAGTCTTGATGACGTAAATAAGAATATCTCCTACTACGAGGCACAGCTGAAGAAGACCGATAAGGCCGACACGGCAAAAATACAAAAGCTCACCCGACTTATTGCGAAATACAAGGAATTAGGTGCGGTCATACAAGCCGAAATCGACCATGCGAAGCGGCCCAAGGAACTGAACACGTTAGAGAAGATAGATGCAGAGCTGCAATATCAACAGCAGTTGCGCAAGAAAGCCAGCAATGAGAAGTTGGCGGGTATCGACAGCGAAATCAAGCGTTTGAACACGCTTCGAACGGCGTTCGAGGACAGTTCGCACGTGGCATTGCGTCTTGATGAGATAAAGACCTATGAGCAGCTGGATAACGAAATTGCCTTTTATACGAAAAAGCTCAAGACGGCCACCGATACCGAGCGCGTGCAAATACAGCAGCAGATAAATGCGCTTGGCGACCTGAAGAAAAAGTGGGACGAAACCCTTGCCGGTCTGAAGGCTCCGGAGGATATCAGCCGCTTGGACACAATGGAGAAGCTCGACGAAGCCATTACCTACTATCAGGCAAAACAGAAGAAGGCCTCGGGCGAGGAGATCAGCAGCATCGGGGCAACCATTGTGGCGTTGGAGCAGAAACGTGAAGCCTTGAACCGCATGACACGCCTGCCCGAAATGAATGCCGAGACCGCAAAGCTGGACGGCATGGACGCAAAAGAGCTGAAGATGGAACTCAAGGTGATGGGCCTTGACAATGTGAAAAAGCGCATCAAGGAATTGCAGGACATGCTCCGCGATACGAAGCATCCGCTTGATAAAAGTCAGCGCGAGGAGGTTGAAAAGCTCATCGGCTCGTATGGGCAGTACGAAAAGGTGCTGCGCAAGAGCGATGTGCATCTGACTGACCTGTGGGGCGATGCGAAAGGTGTAGCCGGTGGCATTACGTCGATGACCAACGCTCTTGAAGGTGGCCGCAATGCGTGGGAGACCCTCACGGGCGTGGTAGATGGTGCCATACAAATCTTTCAGAGCATTGCAGGCATCGTGGATATCGTCAAGGC